TTACATCGTGATGTAGTTGTTTAGCTTGGTAATGTAGTCTGGTAGATCCTCTGCAATAAGTTTGCCGTAATGTTTATAAATCATAGATGTATCACTGTGGCCAAGCTGCTCGGCGATCCACTCTGGAGGAACTTGGCCAGATGTTAGAAGTTGGCTGGCAAACGTATGTCGACCTTGGTTAATTCCACGTTTACGCACTTTTGCCTTCTTTAAATGCTTATTCCAACGATAGCGTAATTCGTGGTATTCAAAGTGATTCGACCGTTCATGATTAATCCAAACGAACCGAACTTTTTCGGCTCGTTTGGTCTTGTTGTCACGCTGAAGTACTTCAATCGTTTTGGCTCGAGCATTACCCGTGATTTGATATTGTTTTTTTAGAGCCGTAATTGCCGGTTCAAGAAGTTTGATTTTCCGCTTTCTGCGTCGATTCTTGGTTACCCGATAAATTCCCCGGACATAAGATCTAGAAATCTGAATCGTGCCCTTCTCCAAATCAATATCTTCCCAAGCGATCGGGATCTGCTCCGACATCGAAAGTCCAGTCCAGAATAGACAAGGCAACAAGTTTTGAATATCAAGATCCGTTTCAGTGTTTAAGATCATTGCAATTTCGACTTTGCTAAATGGATCTGGCTCTGGCGTATCAACTTGATGAATTACAATGTTTTCGAACGGGTTGTAAGGCATCTGCCTTTCATCGCGCCATATCGCATGGATCTGCGAAAAACGAGTAATAATTTCCCGTACGGTCTTATTGTTTAGACTATCTTTTAGGTGCTCAATCCACTTTTTAAGCATGTTCGTATTTATATCTTTTGGATTAATCTGGCCCCATTTGGGAATTATATGATTGTAAACATGCCCCTTATATGAATCATAAGTACTCGGTGCAACTTCTTTAATTGTTTGGCTCAAGTAAAGGTTGGCATAGTAACTAATCTGATTCTTTTTCAAGTGTTTTGAGTTTGGAAAATGTTTGGCCAAGCTGAATTGCTCCAGCTGTATTTCTAACTTTATTAAATTGGCCAGTTTTTCTGCCCTTTCTTGATTCTCTGGAGTAAAGGCCCAGTCTAATGTTTCTTTAATGGCTGGTTCGGTTGCGATCGGACGCATCCAAATTCGCATCGATTTCCCACGGATTTCGAGTCCTGCAGACATATGTAGACCTACATTTAAGTATCTTAATAATTAGGAATATTTTAGAGGAATGCACCTCCGAGCGGAGGCGCATAAGAGGTGTGCAATTAAACGAACGGCAGCTCGTCCTGTTCGTCTATACTATTTCTTGAAAGTAGTTCATTTTCGAGAGCCATGTGGAGATATCCATCTAAATTTTTGTTCATTAACCAATGAATATCTCTGTCATCCATGTCTTTGATTGCCCAACCTCTATATTTACCGTAAAAAATATGGGTTGGGTATCTTGCCTGTTCTGAAAACTCATACAGTTCTTCAAACGATTTAATACCTTTGATTCGAACAATCTCAAGCAAAAGTGAATATGTAGTTTTACAATCATTCAAAGCTGAATGAGAGTTGCGTAAACCACGACGAGTCGACTTACGATTTTTGCTGATTTGATACGCAAGTGCAGAAAGGTTGTGTGCTTCCAAAGTTGGCCATAAGTATCGGGCCATTGCCAATGTACAAATCGCTTTAATACCTTTAGTCACAACACCAGCGCGGTTGATGGCTGCAATATCATAATCAATGTTATGGCCAATTAAATATTGGACATCATCCTTGGGAAGTTTGAACTTGGTAAATGATGGGCATTTCACAAGATCCTCATCAACAATATGATGTACAGCCATTGCTCCAATTGAAATTGGTTCACTTGGTTTATAGCGTTTAGTGAAATCAAACATGGTTGGGATGATTGGAATATCTGCTGTAAATGTGGGAAAAATGACTTCTACTGCTGCTGCTTCAATGATATCACCATGCAGTTTATGGGTTTCAGTATCAAAAATTAGTGCTGTCATTTAAGCCACCTCAGGTTCTTTGTGCTGCTGAATGGTTTCGTTCACTTTGGCCACATCAAATTCTTTTTATTGATGAACGGCTTCATTCACTTTACGGATGCCATCCGTGCCATTTTTTCGAAGTACTCTTTTTACGAAGTTAAATTCCTGTAGACATTTATAGTCAGTGAATCCTGTCGTACAGGTCAATTTTGCTTCACTACGTATACGTTCATAACCTTCAGGAACTTCAGCAAGTAACAGATCGTTTAATTCTTGATTTATTCCCTTCCATCTTGTTTTTAAACCATGCCCACGATCTACCTTTAATTTGCTGCCGAATTTGAACTCATTGAAAGGCATTTCTTCCATTTCAAATTCAACGGAAACAGTCATTTCATCATCTGTTTCTTGATTAAAGTAATAACTGTCTACCTTCAGTGTCCATTCCTGTGACAACGGGATAAGAATATTTTTAAGGCAAATGATGAGATCCCCCTTATAAACCATGTACGCCACATGCTCTGGAGTAAGTTCAGCATCTTCTAAGCCTGATTCTTCACGATATTTATCGATAACCTCATTTACTTCATCAACGCAGAAAGTCATGCTAAGTTCATAAGGTCCTTGAGCAGCTTTATCTTGCTGGGTTTTTAGATCCGCTGCGCGTCGTGCTTTTGCTGCATATAATTGCTTTTTGTTCATTAATATTCTCCAAAAACCAGTATTGAAGTGCTCACCAAAATTGAGAAAAACAGGTTGAAAAACAATGCATTTTTAAGATTGAACTGCATGCTCTTTACCTCTCTCACTTCGTTTATCAAGTTCGCATCGACATTGACCAATTCGTAAATATTCAATCGGTCCTGGTGCTTCCTTCGGAGTCATTTCATATCTGTATAGAACATAGGTTCTTACACGAGTTTTTACGGTGATATCGTCACCCTTAATTTCAGTAATTGTCCCGCTATATGCTTTTTGACTAACAGCAATTTTCCCCTGGTACACGCCTTCTCTTTTTTGGATCATGAAGTTGACTTCATCACCTACTTTGTAAGCATTAAAGTCAGGAAGGATAAGGCCGCCACAAATACAATGATATTTAGACATGGCTATCCCTCCACTACTAAAGGCGTGATTTCAAATTGATCGCCATCTATATAGCCTTCAAAATCAAGTTCTATGATTTCAAAACAGTCTTTTAACCACCCTTCTTCATCGAAAATTGTATTTATTCCCCATTTATAAGGAGGCAAGCCAACATTTGCTTTACCTTCAAAACAGGCATAAAACACATCTCGACTAATCATTTTCAAAATGACTTTTACAATATCTCCGTCATTTTCGCTCAGTCTATCTTTATGGTTAGACCAGAACTCATTGTGTTCATGGAGCATTTCATCCGTACACTTAATTACAATGGTAAATTCAAGCTCACAAACATCGCTGAACTTGTCAAAAGTGACCTTATAAGTACGTGGCTTACATTGTAAGTACGCAGGAATTTCCGCTTGAGTGGTTTCTACGTTAGAATCGTTTTGCATAATTGCTCTCCGGTGATTGTGTGACACATACAAAAGTGGCCGCTTTTGTATGTGTGCTTATAAAAATTAGTGAAATTTAATGTGGCTACCATCATTTGAAGATGTAGCTCCACTCAAAAGGGCTTTGAGTAAAAGAAGTTTTACTAATTTCTCTGGAACTTCTTCTTTATTGGTTTTGGCTTGAGGGAATTCAGGAAACTTCAGTAAGCTATAGAAATCGTCTGCATATACCCATTGGTGAATGCTATCTTCTTTTAGGTTTCCTTTTCGTGTATGCCATGCTTGACATGCTTTGCAATAAACAACATCAGCTTCAATAGTTTGGTCGACAAAGAACACAACAACTGTATGATCTTCTTCTGGTTTTTCTTCCTTCCCTTTAAAAACGGATAGTTTTTGATGTGCAGGGATCGCTTCAATTTGTACTTTGAAGTTTTCAGCATTTGATTCTTTTAAAATTGCGTTAGCAAAGTTATAAACGCTATCTAAAAATGAACCAGAATTTGAACCCACTCCAACTGGATAACCAATTGTTTTGAGAAGTTCTTCACGCTTAATTTCTGCCTTTTGCAGACGAGTTTTTAAATACTCTGCGACATCCAAAGAAATTGGCAGTGAAGCTTGCATACACGCTTGGGTTGAAATATTTAACTTAAACATAGTGTTTTTCCTTTAGTTAAAAATGGGATTAATCCCGTTGTGATGAAGTTGGTTTTTCAAAGATCCAACATCGTTTTGTTGAGTTGGTAATTTTGCTTTGTATGGCTTTATTTGCTTCAACAAAGCGGTAATGAAGGCTGTGACGTAATGCATTCTGTAGCTCATTTACTTCAGGTAATGCGTATCGATAATCCGCTGCAACCTTGTATAAATGAGCAAAATTGATGGCCATAATGTCTGACTTAGCCGAATGGTTTACGACACTTTCAGCATGTTCAACTTTTCGAATTGAGTCTTCCATTTCTTCAATCGTGTTCCAGAAATTCTGAACAATAACTGGATCTGACTTGAGGACTTTGTCGCGGCTTTGCGCCATCTTTATAAATTCATCAATAACCTGTTTTTGAGCTTGTGTCGGCACTTCAATTACATGACGGCACATCGCATCAAATAGAGACATAAGTTGTGCATGGTTGTGAACAATACGAGAACTTTGAATGTCGTATTGTTCCTGGTGCAGCATTGCGTCATATTTTTCATAGCCAATATTGAATGCTTCCAAAATGTCTTTTTCTTTGCTTAAACATTGCAAAATAAATTGACTGACGTTCTCAGGTTCGTATTTTGATAAGTTACGTGATGCATAAAGACTTGCTTTGCTTAGCTGGTCTTTAAAGAATTTAACGTGAACAATACGTCCCATGATTGCTTCAGAAGCTAGTACTTCAGCATTTTGGCTGATGATTAAAGTACCCATGAACAATGGCTCGTATGTGGTATTGCCCCCTGCTTTCACACCCATTGCACCAAGAGAGCCACCGTCATACATGGTTTTACACATATCCCAGTTAAACTGTTTTGATGCGCTCTCGCCTTGTCGGTCGGACTCGATAAATACGACTGGAAGGTTGGATACTTGACGTAAGGTACGGATTAAGCCTGCTTTAGATGTTTTAGTGGGGTCTAGACCTTCATAATTCACACGGCCAAACAGTTTCCATAAAAACTGAATGAGTGTTGATTTACCAGTGCCGGGTTCCCCAACTAGCTCCAAGAATGGAAAAGACTTGTGAGTCTTACGGATCTGCTGAGCATATAATCCACCAAAAAAAGCTGTTAAACCGATTAAGCCTTTAACGCCATAGGCTTCAATGAGATCTTTAACCCAAGTTTGTTGATACTCTTCTTGATTCTTGTTTATTTCCAACACAAACGGAGCATTGCATTTAAGGTTGGTATGTCGTGGTAACTCAAAATAATCTTCTTTATTGATCGTATATTGCTTACCAGCTTGATAAGCCAAATCGCCTAAAACATAGGTTTTTTGTTCTGCGTGATATCCCACATAGTCAATAAGCTGAACACGTTTAATATCCTTGAGCTCACGTTTTAGAAATGTGAGCAGCTGCTTACTGTTACCTTCATAAAAAACACCAGGTGCAACATGTAGAAGTCTTTTGCCGAACTCTGGAGCTGAAGAAATGTGGGAAGGACTAAATGTATTTTTAATCGTCTTCGCACCACGTGGGAAATCTATCTGAAAGTAATAATCAGCTTCATCGATTTCCTTTTGGTACTGGTAATAAAGGCCGTGTGGACGGCACTCCATCATAATTTCAACATCTGCTGCACTTTGAATGGCTGCATCTCGTCGATCTGCTATGGCTTTGTCTTTTTCTTCTTGTGCCCAATCTTCATTATCATTTGACTCAAAATTGATATTTTTCATGTACTCATCATATTTATCCATATTCAATTTGAACCAATAAACACAGTTATTGAAATCAAAAGGAAATGACTTGGTACCATAACGCTTGTAGATAAGTATGCCTTTATCCACAGGTTTATCGGCGATCAATAAAGAACCGTAATATTTATAAGTTTCTAAGTCTGAAAACTTGAGACGATCTTGTTTATAAAGGTCATTCCAGTCTGTTTTTTTACGCCCACCAGGAGGAAGTGCCGCTTCAGATTCAAAGCCAAGTTCTTCAGCTAAAGCTATATTTTTTCTTATACCTTCATGGCCAGCATTATCATTGTCGTATGCCCACACAAGCTTTGGTAATGGTAGCTCTTGTTCGGCACATTTCATTGCAATGTGGTTGAGGAAGATTTTAGGGTAATTTCCAGCAGATAAAGCTGAAAAACTGGTGATGCCTGATAACCAAAGTGCGATCGTGTCGAAGATACCTTCAGTGATCCAGATCTCTTTAGATTCGATATAGTTTGTATTTGGTGTCATCCAAGCATGGCCAGCAGACAACCAATCTTCTTTAAAAGTTGTTTTAGGCAAAACACCTTGTTCGTCTAAAATGCGCTGCCACCATCCTGTGTTCCCTTCTTCATCGGTGATTGGGAATCTTAATGTAATAGAAGTGGTTTTCTTAGGTTTATAACGGGTAATACTTTCTTGTGTATATAGACCTTTCAAAGGCTCCAGAGGAAAGCCACGGCCTTCAACCAAGTATGCATTTACAGTTTTGTTTGGATCTTCAGGAGTTGGTTCAAATCGTTTTTCCCATTTTTCAAATAGTTCAGGGAATAAATCACGAATGTGGTTTTCTTTACCACATTCGTTTTTACGTGGGCAGAAAACTACCCACGGTTCCTCAGGATATACCCAAGCTGATGCTTCCTTGTGGTTACAGTCTGGGCATCTACCACGCAATTTATCGTTGCCTTTTACTTTAAAGCCGTAGACATCTTTCAATTTTTCGACTACTAAAGTTTTGGTTTCTGGAAACATCATTTTCAATAAACTGCCTTAAAATAAATGCCGATTTTTCTTTCTAAGTTCTTGCCCTGCTAATTTTCCAAGTAGTTCTTGGATCCTTTGTCTGGCAAGGTACTCAATGGTTTCTTCAATGGTTTCATGACCTAAAGACTTTTGTACTTCCTGTACAATTTCCTTCTCTTTATCCGTAAGAGCTATTTCCTGTTTAGGCATCAATTCAGCTCCTAGAAAGGTGATCTGATGCGCCTTTGTTTAAGTAGGTCTCTAAGCTAAAGTTATCTTGAATGTCTTCTGCGATTAGCAAAGCTAAGGCTTGTTTCATCACAAGCTGACGCATGATTACACCAGGATTAACACCTGTAAGGCGCGAAACAACTTTAAACAGATCAGACTCATCATCAGTTAGGTTGACGTTGTAACGGTTATCCCGTTTTTGGTTTATACGACTCATGGGTTTGGGTCCTCGTTGGTTGATGTTTGCTTTTTACCTTGGTAATAGATTCGTGCGATGACGCTGGAACGACTTGTATCCGTTTCATCTACCTCTTTATCGATTTCCTTTACTTCTTCTTTTGGTAAATAAACGATGCATGCAACACGACCACCGCTGATCTTTTTAGATCGGGAACGATTAGAAGGTGAAGTTTCTGTACTCATACAGTATCCTACGGTTATAGTGATGTGCTACGAATCACTATAGCATAAATATTTAGTCTTTCAATAAGTATCGGTGAAATATATGTCCGAAAATTTGGCTGTAGAGATTACACAAAGGTTCACAGAAGAACTGGAACGCAAGAGCTTGAAAGCAAAACCGCTTTCTAGAAGTATCGATGCACATGAAAATACGTTAGGTAACTATGTTCGCAACAAAGTGCCTGATCAGTGGGTTTATCTGGCAAAACTACAAAAACAAGGCATTGATATTCGTTATGTATTGCTTGGTATTGATCCAGACTTTAGCGGCCTTACGAGTGAAGAGAGTTTGTTATTAAAAGCGTATAGACAGCTCAGCACCGAAGCTCAGGAAGCTTTACTACGTTTAAGCTCGGTATATGCAAAAGAAGTCGAAAATAAAGAATGAGTACTGCATAAAAAAGCCCACCTTTTACAGTGGGCCTTTTATCTATTCCTCTAGTTCTTGCTGGACTATTTGCAACCTATGCTCTAAGTCCATTAATTTGTAAATTAAGTCATTTCTTTTATAAATCACGTCTCTATTTTCAGACCCAGTTTCTAATGAATTACGCCAAATGCGTAAAGCACTTAAAGCCATGTCTAAGTTCAATTCCGCATCTTTATCTAAAAGTTCCATATTTACCCCATTAGCAATTTGATTTAATTGAAATTGCCAAACCCGTACTTCTGTGTTGTTCCAGATCGGGCTGATAATGGTATGTTCTCCATTAAACTTAGGATAAATAAGATCTTTTAGCGACGAATTTAATAACTTTATATCGATTTTTTTGAATGAACGATCAGTTTTTGATAACTCTTCAATCAAATCATTAATTTGATCAGGGGAAATTGATAAGTATCCCTTATCAGTCTGATGGTTAAAAAGGATTTGACTACTGGTTACATTATCTATGAGCAAAAATAATTGTTCGCAGAGTAAACGGCTTTTTTCATTTGTTGCCTGAACCCGTGGTGCAATGGGCACATAGGGAATAATATTTTCATTGATTTGCATGAGATTACTTCCCTAGAAAAAGAAAAGAGAATGTAAACGCGACCATACAAATAAATGCAGATCCTTCATAGAGGTTTTTGAGGAATTTGGAACGTTTGATTTGCTTTTGGCGTTTTAAAAACGCTTCTAAATCAAGGATAGGCGTGTGTTCGATGATTTGAATAGATCTTTTCATAGTGAATTCTCTAGTAAGTTCTTTGCAAACCTACCGCCATCACTTTCCTAGGGTAATGGTGGCAGACCGAACAAGGCTAGGAAAACCGTACTAGAGAACGGCCAGCGCGAAGCTGCCCTGCCCGATCTGCCATAACAAGTATAGCCGATTAGACATTTTAGGCAAAAAAAAGCCGCAATGAGCGGATATTTTCTGCCCTCTAGTACATTTAACAAGTTTCCTAGGCTTGTACACAGATTTTGCTGTGCTTTTTCATATTGCCGATAGTGAATCGTTATGTCAATATAGCAATGTACTATTTTTATAAAAAACTGAAATGATTGAACTTTTATTTGTTTGTTTGATTATCTGGATGCTGTATGCGTGGAAAACTGGAAAATTCAGTAAAGAAAATCAAGAAAAAAATAGAGCTGAATTTAGAAAAGACTGGCTTGAATTAAAGCAGGATTTAAAAAAAGCATTTACGAATTCTAAATCTATTGAAGAAGATAAACTCAAATTGCAGGCTAAAAAAGACTATGAATATACTTTAAAAATTTTGGGTAAATCTAAGACTAGTAGTTCATCGGATAATCACCACACGTTTTCAGAATCATTAGATGAACCTGATTTTGAAATTTTATATTCTTCATATAACAATCCTGCTTCATATAGGAAGATTAAAATAATTGATTTATATAATAAAAAATATGATGGTGAGTATTATACATATATTGATGCTTACTGTTTTAGTGCTGAAGATGAACGTACATTTCGTCTAGACCGTATCGAACAAGTGGAAGAATTAAGTTCTGGGAAAATATTTTTTTCTCAACACGAAATAGAAAAAATTTTTAAGAGAAATTGCTAAAGAGGACAAACAATGGCTAACGTGAAGAAATGGGAACAAACTTATATTGAGTTTTTAGTAAGACTATCCAAACCAATTAATCATGATTTACCTATGGGATGGTCTATCTGGACTATTGGTTAACTTTACTAGCGATAAATGGAAAGACTCAAAATTAAGGTTTTTAAATGAAATATAATGAACACCCCTATCGTATAAAAAAAACAGAGTTTGGAAATTTTAATGAGAAAATAGAACGAAAATTTAAATTTAAAAAAATTTATAATAAATTTGATTTAAAATTACGTGATTATGAATTTTTATTTTCATATACTGACTATTACGATCTAAATAAAGAAAAAATTCTTTACGATGATTCAAATAATATTCAAAAATGTATATTTTGCTTAAAAGATGACACTGAAACTAGTTTTGAGAATAAACCTCATGTCATTCCCTATTTTTTAGGTAATAAATATTTATTGCACTCTAATGAATGTGATGAATGCAATGCATACTTTTCTAAATCTTTAGAAGATGCCTTAGATAAATATACTGCACCTTTTCGCACCTTAAATTTAATAAAAAATCGTAGGAATAAATTAACTAAAGTAACTTCACAAAAAGGGGACTTTATATATGCCTACAATACAAACAAGAAGGCTTTTACAATTTCAGGAGATAAGATAGATAACTATGTCTTTGACGATGAAGAAAAAAAAGTTTTAACTATTGTTTTTGATATCAAAAGGCATCGCCCTATAGACGTATACAAAGCATTTATGAAAATCTTTTATGGGCAGAGTAAAACTTGAAGTGCGACATAAACCACCTAATTAATTTAAAGGGTTTATGGAGTATATAAAATTGTCATACCATCATCTTAACTTTGAAGATCGTACTGCATTAATGCTTGAGTCAAGAAAAGAAGGCTTTTCAGCCAGAAAATTTGCTGAACTCATTAAAAGACATCCTAGTACGATCTATCGTGAGCTTAAAAGAAATAGCATCAATGACGTTTATCAAGCTCGATATGCTTCTGATAACACCTTCGCTAGACGTAGACGTGGTCACAGAAAACTCAAAATCGATTCAATCCTCTGGAAATTTATTGTTGAAGCGATCCGTTGTTTATGGTCTCCTCAGCAAATAGCAAAGCGTTTAAAGACATTTCCTGATTTGGATCAAACAATGAATGTAAGCCATACAACGATTTATTCAACGATACGAGCATTACCAAAGGGTGAGTTGAAAAAAGACTTATTATCCTGTCTACGTCATGAAAATAAAAAGCGAAAAGCTAACGGTGAACCTAAAAAAGATTCTATATTACAGGATATTAAAACTATTCATGAGCGCCCAGCCGAAGTTCAAGAAAGAAAAATACCGGGTCATTGGGAAGCTGATTTAATTAAAGGTAAAGACAATAAAAGTTCGATAGCAACACTTATTGAACGAAATACACGGCTCTGTATCTTGGCAACATTACCTGATGCAAAGGCAGAATCAGTGCGCAAGGCTTTAACTGAAGCTCTGAAATATTTACCTGCAGAACTGCGTAAAACGTTGACCTATGACCGTGGACGTGAGATGTCAGAACATAAAATACTCGAAGAAGATTTAGGCATAGATGTATATTTCTGTGACCCACATTCACCCTGGCAAAAAGGCACATGCGAAAATATGAATGGTTTAATTAGGCAATATTTACCTAAAGGGATTGATTTAAATCAGGCAGATCAGCATTATTTAAATCAAGTTGCCATGTCACTGAATACTCGTCCTAGAAAGGCGTTAGATTGGCTTACACCATTAGAGAAATTTGCTCAGCTTGTTGATTATCATATGGCTTTTGAAACTGTCGCACCTCATGTTTGAATTCGCCATGGTTTACTCCCACGAGATGAACATAAAAATTTTACTGAGCTTAGAAAATGGATAATGAATCAAAATATAGATAGTCTTTTCGTAAAACCATTACGAATTCTTAGAAGTTGGCATCCTAGTTTTAATACAATGCCTCTAACAATTTTTATTATGCACCGAAAAAATAAATTAGAATCAAATCCTAATTTTTTTGATTATAGTGGATTAATTTCATTTGGAAATATTATTTATGAAATGCCTATATTTTCAGATGACTTCCTAAAGCATGTAACAAAATTAAAATTAGAAGGAAAGCCTTTAAATTTTACTATGCAGTTACTCCCAAAACCCTTTGAAGTTGTTAATACTGAAATTATTGATTTATCCTATACTGATTTCTTAACAGATAGATGTGAAGTAAATTTCAAGTATAAAGATAGAGTCCAGAATGTTTAATTATATAATCTACTATTTATTAGAGATGGATATGCCTAAAAATAAAGAAGAGCGCAAATCAAAACGACAAAAAAATATTGAGACATGGGCAATAGCTTTTGGATTAATTTTTATGTTCGGTTTTTGGTTAAAATATCCTCAATTTATTGAATATATAAATAAAGAAAGAACACCTATTGCAGCCCCCTACAAACCAGGTGCTCAATTTGAGATGGCAAATGACCCACAAAAAACTTATATGCAAAGAATTGGAGATAACTATGGTACGTATGGGGATAGTTATGGATCATTAAATACTTTATTCAGTGGCTTAGCCTTTGCAGCTCTCTTTATTTCTCTTTTATTACAACGTAGAGAGTTAGAAGCTCAACGAAAAGAACTTACTGCTCAACGTGAGGAAACAAAAGAAAGCAATAAGATTGCGGAAAACCAAAGAAAAATTACTGAACAACAAGCTCATTTATTAGCCCAACAAATAAAAAGTGTAAAACATCAGCACTTTAATCAAATTCTTTTTAACTTACTTAAAGAAAAAAACAGAAGAATTGAATCCATGAAATATAAAGATATGGATGGAATAGAAATCATTAAATATCTTGCATTATTATTTATAGATACAATTGATGGAATAAGCTTAGTAGGAATGGATGATACCAATAGAGGAGAGTATATTGAACTTATAAAAGAGGAAACTAGTAATTATTATTGGTCTAAAAATGAAGATTTCGGTTCTCCTTTTGAACGAACTCTATATGCAAACTATATTTCCGACTTAATTTACTATATAGAAGATAATGCAGAAGAAGATTATATAAATGAATCAATACAAACTCTTAGAATGTTTATTTCACATGATGAACTAATGTGTATAGCGTGGATGGCAATAATATATCCAAATATTGAGAAACTTGTTAATAAATATGGATTACTTGCTAATTTTAGAGGTGATGAATATCCATATACAGAAGTTAGGCTTCAATTATTATTCTCTGAGAAAGCCTTTGAGCTTTAGAAAAAGCCGCTAAGCGGCTTTTTTATTCTCTATTTTCTCTATATCCAGCCAACCACATTTGTGGTGCCTCTGCCCAACTCATTAAGGGAACTGGCTCTCTTTCGTTGTTGTATGCATTCATAAAACGTGCATACCAAAAACGCTTCATACCTTCACAGTAATGTTTAGGAAAGCCTGGTGGATTCATGTCTAAACGTACATTTTTATAAAACAGTTCGAAAAGTTCTTCATGATGCATATTTTATTCTTCTCCCGCTGCTAAGTCCCAAGTGCATGAATACTGGCTTTTAAAATTTCTCAATGAAAGAAACGCATAAAACATAGCGTCAGCCATATCACTAAACTGCCTATTAGCCGTCTTAGCCATTTTGGTCATTGCTGCTTGCCATTCATCTTTGAGAATTTTAAGTTTTGGAAATGGTCGCGGTTTAAATGATTTTTTATATTGTGCAAATGACTGATAGCAAGCTTTACGCAATTTTCTATCTGAAATTTTTTTAACATTTTTAGGGTTAAAACAAAAGTCTTTAGAATAATCCCACTGGAGCATTGGCAATCTTGCAGAGCATATTCCAATAAAACTAATTGTTGTTCGGCCACATGCTCGACCTTTAAGAATAATGTTTGTCTTTAAAATTGCTGTAATAATAGGGTTCAAATAATTATTCTGAAGCATGATCTTGCTCCATTCTGTCGTCATTAGCAGCCTTTATTTCCAGTAAAGTTGGTATATGTATCTTAGGATCTGGTGATGCACTTGGTGAAATAGTGTGGGTAATTTCGATATGTCCCCCACAAGTAAAACCACAAAATAAGTTAGGGCATGTGAGCCAAACATCTTTAAGTAACGGATGTCTTTGTTCACTTGATCTGATCTTCAAATTGTTACTTTTACAGTGTGGGCAAACTATTTGTGGACGGGAATTGTTCTTGTTAATTTTGTTGTAATTATCGGGTGAATTCATTCGGCACATCCTAAGAACATATTTATATATATTTTAAATTAAAAGAACAAATATTTGTTCTTTTTCTATATTTTTTATAGTATTTAGTTAGTTTTTCTAATGCAGAAAAATATATGCAAAATTTAAAATGCCAGTGTTGTTTTAAATTATTGGCTAAAACAAAGGGATTTGATCACTTTGAGATTAAATGCCCTCGCTGTAAAACATTAAATACATTTCAGAGCACCCAGAGTGCCTTACCTGAATGCCTAGAGCATCAAACACAATCAGGTAAGATTCATGACACAAAACCTCTCACCTCAATACAATCCTAGTGGCCATAGTTTCAGTGGTTGGCTCGGCGGTAAATCACAACTAGCTAGAACCATCATTGATATGCTTCCAGAACATAAAACCTATGTCGAAGTCTTTGGAGGAGCTGGCTGGGTTCTCTTTAAAAAAACCCCTTCCACTTTTGAAGTTATTAATGACATTAATAACGATCTAATTAACTTATATCGAATTTTAAAATTTCACTTTGATGCCTTCATTGCTGAATTTGAATTGTTGTTATTTTCACGAACTCAATTCGACGATTTTAAACGTGATCAATCTGGCCTTACTGATATTCAAAGAGCAGTTAAATTTTATTATTTAATACGCTCTTCCTTTGGATGCCAATTAGATGGCTCTTTTACTTATTCAAAAGATAGAGTTAACCGTGTACGCCTAGGTGAACGTCTACGGGAACATTTACTCTCTATTCATGAACGATTGTTAAATGTAGTCATTGAAAATCGCTCTTATGATTATGTCATCAATCGCTTGGATGGCCCTGACACATTGTTTTATTTGGATCCACCCTATTGGGATTGCGAAAATGTTTATGGGAAAGGCATTTGGTCTAAAGAGGATTTTTATACGCTTAAAGACAAGCTAGATAAGATTAAAGGAAAGTTCATTTTAAGCTTAAACGATGTGCCTGAAGTGAGAGAACTGTTTAAGGACTATCAAATGACACATCGTAAAATCCGTTGGTCTGTAAACTCTAAAGCAGCTCATGAAGATCACAATGGTAATGAGTTGATCATTTATAACTTTTGATCTGTTTTAACTTGCTCAAGCATATCTTTTTTAGCATTAAGGCGCGGTAATTCGCGCTTTAATCGTTTCTCAGCAGCAGCTTTACTATGAAAGACACGATCAATCACTTTAGGATTTGATTGATCTCCCAAGGTTACCCACTGTCGTGGGGTTTTATTCTTTCCGACCGTATATTGAGTTTTTAAACCAGTATAAGGTTTCTGATCTAGTTCGTTATGAGCGGTAAATTTACCTGTTTCTAGATCTAATAATGCATATTCACGATCTAACCGCTGCTGCGCTCCAGCTTTAGTTAAATAAAGATAAGAGAAGTGTTTCGGGTTTGTTTGATCCCCTTTTGTAAGCTTTACAGCCTTATCTCCCTCTTGATAATAAACGACGACCCCAGTCCATTTTTTATCTTTTTCTGAGATAAATTGGTCTTCAAATAATTCAGATACATCATCTGCATCTGGGAAAAAAACTTCAAGCTGAAGATCAGTTGTATAACCACTGGAGCTGTCTAACGTATCGGTGATGGTTGTTCCAAGCCAATAAATTTCGTCTATTTGTTCTTTGATCCCAATAAATAAAAAAGTCTGTTCCGGGACAAGATCTGGAATACCTTTGGCCAGCTTATAAGTGAGCGTTTCGGCTGTTCTTTTAAAGTGGTTAAGTTTGGCTCTAGCAGCCAAGGTTGCAGTTTGTTTATCACGATGGATATGACGCAATTCTTTTATGTTCTCATTAGATTGATCACCGACAATAACTTCGAGTTTCTTGGCCATCTTCTCATCGTAATAAAAAGCACGAATTGCGGTGACCTCTTCACCTCCATCACTATAGCTATAACGATGTTCATCACCCATTGTCCTGGTCAAAAGGTAAGTTGGTAAATCTTGGCCAGAAATGGTCTGGCTCTGGCCTTTCGGCATAAAAAGTAAGGTACCATTTTTGATGGTTGCTATAGCATCGTGCTCATCCGCTAAACGTGTAATTAGATTAGCGTCTGATTCATTTTGATCGATATGAATAATTTTATGTCTGGCCAGTTCCTCAGAGACTTGATCATTAAGATCATGTTCGATTGCAATCTTTCTAATCAGATCGCCCAAAGCAATATCATCAAAGCTACGTTCTTTTTTTTGCTTTAATGATTTTTTCATATCTGCACTGGTCGCACGGATCCGAAGGTTGTCTGGTGCTCCGCTATGTTCTACTTCTTTAACGATGTAGCTACCTTTATAAACTAGACCAGAATGCTGCCAACCAAGCCAAGCTTGAATGACTGCTCCCTTACTTGGGATTTCAAGTAAGCCATCATGATCGGATAGCGTTAAATCAAGCGTATCCACTTCAAAACCGCGTTTGTTTTCAATCCGCATTTGTCCCAAGCGATTGTTGACCTTTGATGAAATATCCACACCATCTACAACCAGCCTATAAATCGGAACCGAACTCGCTTGCAGTACATCATCAACAACTGTATTTAATGCTGAAATAAGGGTCATAATAAGCCTATTAATTTGCCTGCAGCGTTACCAATAAGAGTTCCTGGTTTCTGTCCTTGTGTCAGTTTTAAACTAAACTCAATTTTGCGTGGGGTACCATCTTTAAAAAAATAGGTTTGGGTTTCTTGCAAATCATCAATGTGATAAAGCCCAAAAACCTTACCTGTTCCAGCAATAAGCGGAAAATTTTTACCTGTATCACCCATGGTACGTAAAGCCGTAATACTCATTTGAGAGCCAAACTCCGGCACAATACTTCCTTCTAATGTAATCGTATCTTCCCCCCTACCAACAAACTGATAGGCTGGCATATCACCAACACGGGAATTACTTGGATGCCGCCAATTGGTACTGCGCTGTAACTGCTGGTAAACCGCAGTCGGGATACTAAACGGGAACATGCCCAATATCATCATCATGTGATTTACTCCAGATCTGCCATGATTGTGCGTACACGAGACAATTTATCGCGTTGTAAGCGCGTAATTACTTGTTCAATTTGACGTTCAAGATCCTGAACTATTTGTCCTGGTGCAGCATGAATATGAATCGTGTAAGTGTCTCCAGCCACAGCCAATGAAGACTGACGACTTGATGTTAAATTTGGTGTGGTTTGTATTTTAGAAATAACTGGAGCAGCAATATCAATCTGACCCATAGCTGGCGATTGAGCTTTATTGGTGAACAAATTAAGAACTTGATTATATTTGTTCTTTAACTCTGGAAAGGCTTGAGTTAAACCCATTCCAATACCACCAACGATATGCCCACCTAGACCAGCCATCACACGACTTGGACTTCGAATAACCATTCGCTGTTTCAACCAATCAGGCATGTAATCTGCAACGGTATTCCAGATCTCTTTTAGTTTCGGGAAGTGTGACTTGATACCGTTGATCAAGCCATTAATAATATTTGAGCCAAATGTTGAAAATTTAGTTGGTAACTCAAAACCGAACCAATTCATGACAGCTGCAAATGCCGAATAGAACAAGCCAAGTGGCGACCAATTAAGAATAGTCGCTGAGATATTGCCAATACCGCTTTGGAAGAACCCTTTAATCCGATTCCAAACATTTTGGAAATAAGGACCAATAGTGTCCCAATTTTTGTATATCAAATAGACACCAAAAGCGACTGCAGTAATTAAGGCTAAAAGTGGATGTGCCATCGCTAAACGGCCTAACCACATTAGTGCGGATCCGACTCCAGTAATTGCCCCTCTTAATAGTGAAAAAGGCGAAAGCAAAAGTCGGAATGCAAAGCTTAATGCACTTCCCTGAACACCGAGTGTCACCATCATGAGACGCAGACTTAACATGCTTAAAATCAGTGGTGAGAAAACTAGAAGCAATCCTCCAATAGCAACTAGACCACCAGCTATCAATAAAAGGCCTGTGCCTAATGCTTTTGCTAATGTCGGGTTCTGTTGCATCCAACCTGTAAAACCTTGCATCGCATTTGTTGCCAAGACAAGTGCTTGGGTATAGATCGGTAAAATTGTCTGGCCAAACTGTAAATATGCATCGTGAAGTTTTGCCTGTGCTTCTAACTCTTTACCTGAAACTGTGTTTTGTGCCCTATCGCTTAACTGATCGATATTTGCGGCACCTTTATTCAATTTTATGTTTTTATGAATATTCTCTCTTTGCATATACATTTGAGAAAAAAGGTTGGATGCAGTACGGTTACTAAATAAACTACCAATTGCATCGACCACATCATCATCTTTGGTAATTCCTTTTGCATTAATTGCTGGAATAAGTACTTGTTCAAGCCAAGCAAATTGATCCTTTTTGAATAGATCAGAACCTTTAATTGCGCCAATATCTAAATAAGATAAATCACCGGTCTTGTTATGCTTAACTTTTGAATAGTCACCGATCAGACCAAATTTATCGAGATTTTTAGCTGCTCTTTGAGTCGTTCGACCTTGATAAATATTTTGATATGCAGACATTGCAGCATTACCATAGCCATGACCACCCATCATCTGCACTATAGGTTCCATTTTGTAATATAAAGCCTCATTTGTAAGACCTTGGACTGCTATACCACCTCTTTTAGTTGCATTTAACCACTCTTCAGCTTGAACACGTCCACCTGTGGCTGTAATGACTTGCTGAATAATATTAGCTTGCTCTTTAAATGCTTTTTCACTTTTTAATCCATTTCGCATTTCAATGACTTTAAGCATATCCATGAATTTTTTTTCGTTATCTGCCCCTTTTTCATCACCATACATTGCAGTATTGCCAAACTTCATTTTGGCTAACATTGGAGTAACCATTTTCGCATGGTGAACATCAGCAAATGCCGATGTCCCATCTAGCATTAAGCTCATATTTTCAGTCATGCTAGTCCCATACGTTTTCATTTTTTTTGCAAATTCTGTTGCCTCTTTTGTTGATGTATCTCCCAATCCAAGCGCCCCAATCCTATTTTCCAGAACATCCATCCTTTTATTTTCTTCAATTGGTTTACGCATTTGATATAAAGCAGCTGTACCAGTTGCAGCCATACCAGCACCATACATTGCAGCAGTACGAACATTACCAGACATATTGCTATGGGATTTTTGGATACGGTTCAGGTTTTCAAGCTTATTTTTTTGACTGTCGATCGATGTATTCGCTGCACTAATTTTTTCTTTTAATTCTTGCTGCTGTTCAGCAAAGTTTTTTGACTTTAGACCAGCATTGTTTAGCTCGTTTCGAAGCTCAACGAGACGTGGACGACCTTCCGTTACAACTTTGGTTAATTGCTTAACTTGGGTTTCAGCTTTTTTTAATTCTTTTGTCAATTTAGCATCTGGATTTACCGCTAATTGCTCGCGCAGTGACTGCACTATTTTTTTATTGCGTTCTAGTTCAGTAGAGGCTTGTTTAACATCCTCTTTGAGCTTTTTAAATGAATCTAATTGCTTTTGTTGGTCATTAAGTCGTTTTAATTCATCACGGGTATTTTTTAATGCTTTGGAAGCAGCATTGCTACTTCCAATCATTAACTTGAGAGCTGGACTTAAACTATCTTTTGATCCAAACAGGACTTCAAGTTTTAAGGGTTTCATTCGGCATCATTTCCATTACGATCAATGGCTTTTTGATGCCATTGCATCAGTTGACTGAGTGACATATCTCTAAAGGCTTGCGGTGGCCAGTGAAAGACCACCGCAATATTTGCTATTGCATCGTCTACTGTTGGCGTAATACTTCCGCACGTGCTGATTTCGGTTGCAAAAAAAGTAAGATTACCCCACCAATTTGGGCAATATCCGAAGGCTCAAGTTGTCGGATCTGAGTCTTTGTTAACGTTGGTGAACTAATACGAGGCAAAATCGTGAAAATTGAAGAGACATCACCTTGTAATAGGTCAGCAATTTTCAATCCCTGTAATGCTTCTGAATTTGGTTTTCGAATCTCTAGAGACTTAATTTCTAGATTTCCCATCATAATTGGGTTATCAAGGTCTACAGTCTGAACATCTAGATTAATGGTTGCAGTGTTTTCTACTTGCTCTAAAGTTTGCATGGTGAAGCTCCAAAAAATATATAAAAAAACCTCTGCTCACGGGACATGAACAGAGGGATGGAAAGTTAGATTAAACCGATGTTGGCACGGTGCTTTTCGAGAATATCGACACCGTTAACCATTTCTTTAACACCAGGAATATCAATTTCGATAACAACTTCACCATCGATGGTGAGCTTGTAATAAGACCAAACTGTTTTGACTGTTGTTTCAGTATCATCACCAGCTTTGGCATTACCAAAGTCGATTTCTTCATGGCGGCCACGGACTACGATTTCGACTGCAGTATCTTCACCAGTATCATCACGCTGATATGAACCAGCAAAACGTAAACCGATTGCACCAATTGTGGCAGCACCCCATTGTTTTAAAATGAGTTTATCAATACCACCGAGTTTCCAAGTCATATCGATTGAATCATCACCAATGCCTGCATCCCATTTAATGGGACCGTTCAGACCACCGCCACGCCAGTTTTCCATCTTGCGTGTCAGTTTTGGTAACGTTACTTCACCAGTTTGGCCAAGATATGAATTACCTTCGTTATAGAGATTAGAGAGTTTTAATTTGCTTGGTAGAGCCATGATCTAGTCCTTATCCAGCGGTTACACGCGAAGCAAAGTCGACCAAGTAACGGTCAGTAATGCGTTGTCGTAACACTAAGTTTTCAAGTGGTGGAACAGGTGTGTAGTCGTAGTCGATATAGAACTTGCCTGACTTGAGGACTTCTTTTGTATTGATGACTGGATCTAGCCAACACTCACCACCGAGTAAATAATTGCTTTGAGTCATTTCACGCATTTTGGCGTTAATGCCTTCAATAATGTCTTTGGCCAGACCAGGTGTAAGTGGTAAATCAGCCGCCCACATGTGCCCTTCTGCCATGGTATCTGCAAGGATTTGCGCAGTACGGGTATAGTTCTCAAATGCAAACAGTGGATCGTCAGAACAAGTGCGAGAACCCCAAAAACGGAAGCCATCGCGCTGGATGAGTGTGGTAATGTCATTCTGGTTGAGATAGCCAGCATCCGTTTCAGGATCTTGCAACTGCCAATACACATCTTTGCTAATGCCTGTCACACCGTTGACAGCAACATTAGAAAGCGATTTATGCCAACCTGTTTCATTATCGATTTTTGCTCGTAGGCCAAGTGCTCGAGCAGTCGCTTCAAAAGTAGTGGTCGCATTGGTTGCTGTATCCCAGCCAAGGAAATCTGGCCAGATAAGCATGGCTTCACGTGCACCAAAAGTTTGGCGGTAAGCTTGAGCTTCTTCTTTCGTTTCACAGCCATTTGCAGAGAGATAAGTGAATCCACGTAGTTTTTGTGCTAATGAGACCAAGGCAACTGATACGGCAGATGTATCAAGACCAGGAATACCTAAGATCCGTGGTTTCACACCTAGCTGAGCTTCAGCTGCAAGCAAGGCTTTCATACCAGTATATTTACCGTTGACTGAACCCCCGATAATTTCGGAAGTTTGTTCAGCAGCATCGGCTTTTTGTTCTACACGCACGATTACAGTTGCAGGATTGGTTTGATCTGCAATTGCTTGAAGTGAACGAGCCAATGTTCCCTGATCCCCTGCTTTATCCAAAGCAGCTTGAACATTGGTCAATAATACTGGTGTATTTAGAGGAAATTTTGTTGCATCTGCATCAGATGCAGTACAGACCATACCAATCACTGAGCTGGATACTGTACGAATGGGACGAGTGCCATCATTGAGTTCTAAAACTCTGACACCGTGGTGATAATCTTGAGCCATAAAAATAGCCTGTAATCTGGTTAGTTTTCAGATCACAGGCTTACAAATTGGCGTTTTTAAGTCATGTTTTAAGGTTTGTATATGAGTTATATACAAATGATTAAGTAAAATAAAAAACCACGGTTTTAAGCGTGGTTTTTTTGGGTGAATCAATTGAAGATTTAATTTTCTTGGAGTGTGAAAATGGTTTCTACAAAATTAAAAGTTAGTCCCAACTTTCAGCAGCTATATTAAAAGTTGCCTCTTCATTTGGTTTTGAAGCCTCTGAAGCTTTAAATTCACCTTCTTTTTTGTAAATGAAATGACCCTGAGATTTGGCTTCTTGGAGCAAACCATAATTTAATTCGTCAACCTCCTCATAATTAGAATTAACTACACCTAGGGGCGTAACCTTGAAATCCTGATCAATAGTTGAGATATAGAAATTTAGTTCTAATTCTGACATTTTGTAACCTTTTAAATTAATTTAATAAAACCAGTACAGGTATATGATCCTGGAGTGTAACCACCAGTTAGTTTTGCCAAATTTAAAACCAAAATATTATTTACAATACTTGCTGAGACCGATATTGCTGAATTGGGAACGCCAGCTGTTTTTGCGACATCAATTACTATATTCATGCCATAGAAGCGTCCTGCTACTAACGTTTTAATTCCAGAATTATGATAAATAACAAGATTGAATAATCCTGTCATATAATCAGTAACATTAATGGAAGTTGTAATATCAATACCTAAAAAGGGTGTTGTTGTTCCATTAACCGTTTCACTTTTATCAATTCCGATGTGAGAACAAAATGGAATAGTATTTGTGTTTGGAGTTCCCTGATTACCATAATAATTTGCTGGAATTAAACCTTTTCGATAATCAATGTGTTTTGCTTGGGCTGTTCCAGTAACTGAACTATATTGTAGGATTATTTGGCGATGTATCCCCCATGCACGACCTGCAGGGTCATTTGATGGATAAATATTTTTATCATTGTTGACTCCATTTGGAGAATTGGGTGCTGCAGAACCACCAGTGTATCGGTGCATAGTAAGTTCTGTATTTGATAAATCTAATGTTTGGGTATCTGTTTTAGAGATAAGAGTTTTGTAAGCTCTTAAATAATTTTTATTAATATCGCAATTTACCTGAACATTCGAACCTGTAGTATTAAAAACTATTGCATTTGGACAATTTACAAATGTATTTTCCATTGTAATTGAAGCTGCAATTAGGCCAATACCAGCGCAATCGACAACAATATCGGAAATATTTTCAAAGTAACAACCAGCAAAGAATATTCCACCAGTTTCTGCATTAGAACCAAGAAAAGTTACTCCTTTGGTACAGTTTTCAGCAGAAACACCTTGAATTCTCAAAGCTTGAGCACCACGGTTAAATTCATAACCAATATTACAATTAACGGAAGAAACATTAAAAAAATGAGTCATTCCACTGTATAAATCTAAAGAATAACCTGTATTACAAAATGCTGCTCTGTTCCGAATAATACTTAAGAAATAGTGCTCAACTGATTTAATATGTGTATTACATTGATAACTTATACAATCTTGAATTCTGCATCCGAATGTCAGTCCTCGAATATTGATAGAGTTATTGAAATTTTTAAAGTTAAAGTTTTTAATCTGACTTTTAAATAAGTGTGCTGTCTCTAAATTTGCATTAGTAAGATCGGTTAAAACTCCATTATTAAAGTAGCCCGAACGGATACAATCATTGATTCTTGCATCACCATATAAAGTACATCCATTACCTTCCAATGTTACTCGTTCAGTTGTCAAAAATGCATTTTTAACAAAATAGTTTTTATCAGCATCAAAGGTAACTTGAATAGACTTATTTCCATATTGTGTATTTTCGAATTGTCCAATTGCTTTAATAGCATTTTGTATCGCTGTACTGTCATCTGTACCTGTAAATGAATTTTCATCATAATCACCTACTGCACCTGCATCATGTACAGAGATCTTATTATTTCTAATTTGACGTACCCAACCATTAAAGACTGTGACTGAGTCATTTTCACTAATACGACTTTCGTCAAAAACTAAAGTACCATGACCACCTGAAAAAGGTTTTGCTAAAGCATAATTTGGTTTTTTATAACTCTTTACATATGCTGTATCACCGTTTTCCATTTCATCAAGTAATAATAAATCATCAATACATTCAACTTGTAATACACGACGCTTGGCTTCGTTAATAGCTACTTGTTTTGCCTCTTCAACACTTTGAATAGTGGCCATAACTACGGATGCATCAATTTTTAATTCAAAATTAGCGGTATTATCAATTTGTAAGACAATACGAATTGTCTTGATTTGAGCTGTGCCTTGATCCCCACTCGGTTTATATGTAGGTGGGTAGTTCGCATATGCGACCATTGTATTCCCTGCCCACAGGCCAACTTCACGAATATTAAAACCACCTACAGCAGAGGGAATAACACCATCCGCTTCTAACCAGTTAGGATTATCTCTTGAGGGGGCAAGTCGGTTTAACTGGACTCGATAAACTTCACTTATCATCTGAGTGAATGAAGCATCAGGAATAGGTAAATCCCCACCACCGTCACCAAAAGACATATGAGTAATACCTAGTTTAGTGCCATTTTGAATTGACTCTCGAAGTAGCTCCAAACCTTTTTCAGTGAAAAGTGAATGATAAAGTGCTGCCATATTTTTATGCTCTATTTGGGATAAATACTGGTTGTTTCGTGCTCATAAAAAGCAAAAATTGGATAAATTAATGAGTTAGGATCATCAACTTTCGGGTAGATTGTTACGTCGTCACCGCTATAACAGCCACAGGCCACATTTGTTTCACCTTGAACATTAATAACGTTAATTTCGATACCTTTAAGAACACGGGTTAAAGGTTTTGCATCATTAAGTAATTCAACAAGTGTTTTAGAAGTTTTTTCTGTAAGAGCACGTCCATTTGTTTCAATCGTGAGTTGAAAAGTACCTGGTTCATTCATTGGTGTTTCTTGCCACCATTCATGAACAGTTAATGAATAACCAAAACTTTCTACAATTGAACGAAGGGCGAAGTTAGTACCTTTATAGGTGTGAACTTTTATTGAATTTTTAATTTGTGCTCGTTTAACTTCATCTGGCCAATCATCTTGCCAACGGTCTACTGAAAACTGCCATGCCAGAATAGATAAGAAATCTGCAGGGGCATCATCAACACGGATTAAGCTTGATAAGTTTGTATTGAGTTCCGTTGATTTGGCTGTAGTCTCAACAATTTTCTTTTCGAAAGCTGTAGTATTTGGAGGAAGTAAATTCATTATTCATTCCTCACGCTAAGACGAATGGCTGTACAAGAAGCTGCTTGGAAATTATTAAGATGGATTTCAGCTGTGGGACTTATAAGCTCTACACGTTCAACACCAGATACTTTTAAAATTGAGTAAAGGTCAGAAAAAAAGACACCTTTTCCAATGCGTTTCGGCTCTTTGGTATAAGCAATAGTATTTGCTTGAGCTGCTGTTAATACCGGATCCGTTTCAGGAACATTCTTGGTTACTAATACCGCTTCAATTTCATAGTTAATGATTTCTGCTGATTGGACTTGTACTCGATCACCAGTAGGACGTTTCTTTTCGGCAGATACATAATTTAGAACAATTGTGTTTAGTTCTTCTGTTGAAGCATTATTTTCTGTATCACGCTGAAGAATTGTTAAAAGAGCATGGGCTGGAGCTGGTGAACTGCATTTGACATGTGAAACACGGCTATCTGCTGAAAGAGTATGAAATTCATAAGCTGATTCTGGTCCAGCAGTACTTAATGCATCTAATTTCTTTTGAATACGATAACGAAAATCTTCATCTTCCTCATAAACTGCAGGGACTGGTGGTGTGACAGAATCATCAGCTGGTGTAATCACCAAACGTTTTACATCAAAATTTGCTCCCCAAACATCCAAGTCATTTCCTTTAGCGAATGCAAGTTGAGTGGCCAGAGCTTTTTCATTGATTTGATTACGCAAGATCATTTCACGGTAAGCATTTTCTTGTAAAAGCTTGGTAACTGGTTCACTTTCCCGGCTCAGAGTTTTACGGACATCTTCTTGTTCATCGTCTGGATGAAGTGAAATAAAGTATTCCTTACGTTCTGCCAAAATCGACTCATAATCGATAACCTCAACAAAATTAGGTTTAGGTAAAGAATTAAAATCAACACTCATAGAGATGATCCCATTAACAGTGGAATATTTAAGTTAAGAGACTGACCAGTAAGGATATGAACAGCCTCTAAATCGAGTTGCATACCACCAGCAAAAACCTCACTGACATTTAAACTCTCGATACTGATTCGTTCTTCCCAACGCGATACTGGTGTATAAATTGCGCTGTAAAGTTTCACTTTAAGTACATCACTCATGGGTTGATCAATTAAATCAGGGACAATAGATCCATACTCCCGACGCATTACTCTGCTACCAAGTGGTGTAGTGACAATGTCCTCAATTGACTGTTTAATACTTTCAATTTCTGTGATTGATAATCCTGATCTTCTCGACATCATGGAATCGGCCCTCCAGTGGTACCACCACTATCACCAGGATGTTTGTGAAGCTTGAGACTGATTTCGCCTGCTTTCACATCACCCTCTGTACTAAAGTCTCCACTTGAATGACTTGACCCTTGTACTAACTGGCTTCCACCAACGGTGTTATTCCCTGTCATAGCAGTACTGCCATTAGTTTGAACATTGCCGTTTGTTGTCGAATCACCATTGGTAATGAGATTTCCATTAATAGTGGTATCCCCATTAACAGTTAAACCACCAGGTGCAGTCAGTATGGCAGTGGCATTGGCTGGCAAGATTGCTTGTAAAGAATGGTTTTTAGTGTCGTAACTAATGACTGCACCATCTTCAAACACCCGTAATTTGATATCTGGATCTTGTGATGGCGTAGGAAATTCTTCGTTATTTAAACCTACGACGACAATGCCAAGCTCAATGACTCCACACGGGCTAAGTACAATACATTCTTCGCCAATAGTTGGTAAATCATGAGTGGAGTCAGTTCCAGCTCTCAAATTTAATAGACGTAGTTCTTTAGTTACGATGTCACCTAAATTGACTGTAACTGTATGAAAAGGACTAGACGGGGTTACGGTCTTGATACGGCCTAAACGGATCGTATTTTCAAGACGACGGATGGTTTCTGCATTCATGCTGCAATCGTTATGCAGCTAAAGGTTTAATGCATTTGGTTTGGTTTGTATGTCAGTTATATACAAGTGGTTTTATTTTGAATCGAAGAGTTTTAAAACATCGTTTTCTATGATTTCTACTTCAGCATCTGTAAATCCAAGTAAAATTCGTTGAGCATATCTGACTTTAAATGTGCGACCGTTATACTTCAAAGTATCGATCAAGCCCTCTTGGTGAATCCGTGCAAGTTTTGATACTCGTTGATCAAAACCAATAGTTACACCATCAGGAATTTTTTCTATTTTCATGAATTTTGTTGTTTTTAACTTCATGAACATTTTTCTTTTAATTTGACCCTTTTTATCCCTTAAATTCTTTCTAGGTATATAAGTACTTCCATCAGGATTTTGTTGACGTGTAATTCTCTGGCTTTGGCTTGCACGAACTTTTCGAGCAATCATCATTGCAAATTTACGACGCTCAGCATCACTTAATGCTGTTAATAGCGCATTAAGGTGTTCGGAAAGAAATTCAAGCTCAGCCATTTATAAAAAATACTCTTGCTGTGGATCTCTTGATACCCATGATGAAAGCTCGGTACCATCTTTATCAAACAACGTAACTAGTTTTGATTCTTCAGCTTTATGATATTGCGGCTCGTCAGGATAATCGACGCTAAGACCTTCTCTAGTTTGCTTAACAATAACCCGCTCAGTTAATGGCATTTGAATAGCTAAATCGACTTTATCGTTTGCCAAAATTTCAGCTTCAAACTTTATGCCAGATTTGACTTTATCTAGATTGGCCATTAGTTCAGATTGGTTGACCCGAACCCAGTCCAGTACAGGAATACTAACTGCGGCAAGATCGCCAGCATAATCAGTCAGAATCATGGTGAGTGTATAGACATATTCAAATGATAAGCCATTTGCCATTGTACTCCGCACCGCACCCTCATCAACAAAAATGAGAATGCGGTCTGGATCACGACATAGTTCAGGTATAGCAGAAAGTAAATGTGCTCTTAAACTTTGTGGTTTTTTCATGCAGCTTTGATCCCACCATAAATAGGCTCTAAATGATCGTATTCTTTTTGGAATTTGGCTTGATACCCTAATTTTTTATAATTTGGACCATTATAAAGTGTGAATACGATATCCCAATTTTCTGCTCGCAGCGCATCAATCAAAGTGACTTTTTTCTTATCAAAAGTACCTGTTTTCCATTCAATGAATCGGATAAAAGCTTCTAATTGATAAGACTCACTAGCAAACTGTTGTTCAACAAATTCTTGTACAGATGCATAACCCAACTGTTTCCAGTTTTCACCCATAACTTGAAATTGCCCCCAACTCGTCGACATCAAAGCACTATCAACATCGATTTGTTTTGCCTGTTCTAAACGAACATATTCAGCTTCATTACCCTGATATCCACCTGTTTTACGATTAACAATATTGGGGCGTTCAGCAGCCATTTTGTCAGCAAAAGCGGTTCCTTTTTTCAGTCTTAAATATGCATACATACGGTGACGTTCAAACAGGATTTTAGGTTTACCATTACTAAGAAAACCAACTCCCCTACCTTCAACTGCACCAAAAACACGAATGGTAAGTTCCGAAACTTTTAAACGCTCAGCTGCTTTTTTATAGTCACTATCTTTAAGAAATTTAGATGTATCTTGGTCAAATAGAGCTGCTCTTGTTTTGTCCCCTACCTTGCCATCTGCCACTAAGTTTTTTTGCTTTTGGAATGTCATTACAGCAAATTCAGTAGATGCACCAAAATCACCATCTATTGAAAGCTCTTTTCCTTTAACACCTTTAAAACCAAGCTTCTTCAACTGTTGCTGCAATGTAATGACATCATTGCCTTTTGATCCGAACTTTAAAATCATGTTGTGCTCCAGATAAGTTTTGCGACATTACCTTTTGCCCTGCAAATAAGTACGGCCAGAAGTACTGCAAAAACTGCATCCCATAAAGTGACTGGATCTTTAAAAAACAGGATGTGAATTGACTGACCAATAAAAGCTGTAATAAGTATTGTGGCTAAAATTGAAAAGCCACGACGATGATTAAGCCCTTCAGCATCAAAACAAATGATTCGTAGGCCACAGATCAGGTATGCAATAAGTGCAATCAGTTGAAACATAATTTCGATCATGACTTGCCTCCTCCACGAAATTTATTCCAGATGTCAGTTAGGCTGGATTGATCCACCCAAACCATAATTTTTAAAATAATCGGTAATGAAAAAATAGAAGCGATCATCCCAGCGGTAGCATCATTAGTAATGAACGTTCGGGTAGTCACTTCCGGTGCTAACAAATATCCAAAACCCACAGCAATGATCATTGTTGAGAGTCGTTGTAATGGTTTTAAATCTTTTTTGGTTGTAGCAAAAAGAGCTGCTCCGAAAACTGCTCCAAGTAAGGCATTACCATTTACGAATGGGAGCAATGAAGCTGCGCTAATTGATACTGCTGTAACAGCTGCTGTTGTAGTTGGTTCTGGCATTATTAATCCCACAGTTGGACAGTTTGTTTAATTTGTTGTGGTGTATCGATATCAGGAAGAATCACTGAAGTGCCAATCGGTAGAAAAACACCGATATCAGCTAGACTGGGATTTGCTTCAAGCACTTTTTCAACCACGCCTGAACTGCGTCCGTAATATCGCCAGCATATTGAATCGACGGTATCGTTCTGAATTGCTGTAATGGTTTTGCTCATATCAACTCAACTATGCTGTGGTTTTCACCTTTAAGCTGCTGAATTGCCCATTGCTTATTTCGTCGATAATCTTCAACTGAACATTCAGTTACTTCAGATTTTTTTACACCTGAGTTTGTGCTGTCATAATTTCGATAGTTTTCATTTACTTTTGCAGCCACCCCATTTGAGACCGCTGACAGGTAAAGAACTTCAGTATCTGGTTTACCGTCAATCTGATTAACAGCTAAATCCACCAGTTTTTCAGCTTTCATTACAAGGCTTGCAAGCAGCCGATTTACATCAATGATTTCTTCACGGATAACTTGTCTTAAACGTACATCGGTTATGGATCCGTCGATACGAGCAATATTTCGTATTTCATCAAGAGAAATATCAGGAAAGAATGTGCCACTCGAAATAATGATATTGCTTGGTGTAATGGCACCATTTGCGACAAATCCCATTTAGATCTCCTTCATAGTGCACTGGGAGGGGCAATGGCTCGTTGAAGATTTACTGTGATGTGAAGATCACGACCATTGCACTCCAGTGCGGTGCGGGGCACTTATTCAGATGTCGGTACCAAACTGCCGTGGTTATCCACCACAGGCGTTCCATTTTTATTTAACAAAACGTTGGTGACTTCTGGTTGTTCTGTTTCATTAACCACTGGATTTTCATTTAATAAAGCATTAGTGGCTTCTGGCTGTGTTGTTTGTTCAGATGGTTGAGGTTCATCTTTATTAAAGATTGCATTCAATTTACTGGCTAACTTCGTCATCTTGTTTAGATCAGTACGACCGCCACATTTGTCATCGAGCTTACATGCCTGGTCTAAGAAATCACGAGCACGGGTTGCATGCACAAGATCCACTAACTCTTCACCAGTGACAAAACGCATTTCAGTTTTACCCAAGGCTAAGTAAAGCTTAGCTTTTACTTCGTCAGGCATATCACGCTTTGACTGAACCAATGATTCATCTGTAATTAACTGCTCTAAACGCTCTAATACAGTGATATCAACGGCAACATCTGTTTTAAGAGTTTTTAAAAACTCATCGGCAATATCTTCAGTAATAAAACATGCTTCTGAACGCTCAAAACGGTCTGGAAGTTTTAAACCATGCTCAAGAACGTATTCAGCAATATCAAGGGCAAAATCATAATCACCGATATCGATTGCCCAAACTAAAATCTCAGTGATCACTGCGTCTTGAACACCAGGCTTCACTTCTAAAATGCCTTCAACATAAGGCTTATAATTTGGAAGTAACTGACGCTTCAGTTCGATTTTATTTTGTTTTGACTGAATATTTTTGAGACGATTTTTATCACTGTTGAGCTGCAAAAGTTGCTGCTCATAAGCGTTTGTATTTAGCATCGTACCGAACTCCGCAGCTGTTTCAGCTGCGGATTTGGCCTGATGCTGTTGGAAATGCTTTCGAGCCAAGTTCATATTGAATTACTCCGGCTGAATTTCGATGTTTTCAGCCATACAAGCAAGACCAAGATCTTCGATGTAATAATCTTCATTTGAAGATTCATAGTTTTCGATCTGGTCACGTTTTGGATTGTCGATGACTGTACGACGACGGGCACCCTCTTGAACATAAATCGATAAGTTATCGAAAGTAGTTACAAAGATGATTCCTTCAGGGAAAAACGGTACTGAGTAAACAGGCAATCCACCCATACGTTTTTGACTAATGATGATGTCCGCAGCCAATTTTTCAGAGTTGTCTTGGTCTTTGTTTACAAGTGGGAAGTACTTATCCGAAACAGTTTTTCGGTTACACATTACGACTAAATCTGGATTTCCTTGGTGAACATCATCGATCATTTCATCAACAATGTTCATTACAAGTGCATCAAGGTTTTTATAGTCACCTGTTTTACCAATTGTAATTTTGTTCAGTACGGCACCTGATTTCATCACACGCGATAGGTTTTCTTCGCGCATCTTTTGCAACCAGCCTTTATTAACATCTTGCAATAAAGGATTCGCAGTAATATCTGTATTGGCCGCGATGCTGGTACCATTAAAACCAATCATGATCCGATCAAGTGCTTGACGTTTTACGATAGCACCACGGAATCGGCTATAAAAATCTTTGAATTTAGCCCATTGATCAAGCTTTGCATATTTAATTGCTGTGTCGAAATCGGTTTTACGGCAAAAGTAAAAACGCTCATCCATACTCGTTGGATCTGTTGCTTGGCGCTCAGTAGCATCTGTATTTGTACGAGAAGCAATAGGACGAGAAATACCAAGACCAACGGCTGAACCTGATTGTTCAGGAACAACAAAAATATTAATTTTCTTCAGAAATTCAGAAGATTCTTGGATTTTATCTTCAAGTTTTTGTTGAACGGTTGGAGTCACATTAAATTTTTGTGAAACCTTTTCAACACCATTGAGTTTAGCTAACTCAACCATGACCTTGTTGTACTTAGCACGTGTTTCTGTACGCATTTTTTTTACTCTAAATATGAATTAATAGATTGCTGGAACCGACTGAATTAACAGTCGATTTCGCCGATTTCTTCTGAATATTTGCTGTTGCTAGAATGCGGTCGTGGTTGACCTTGGGGTTCTTGGTCCAGCTTGTTTTTTAGTTGATTAAAATCAGACTGAAGCTGTTCATGTTTGACTTTTAATTCTGCAAACTCAGTACCCTGATTAGCTGTTTGCTGGGCAATTTCTAGAATGGCTTGTTCGTTTTGACTAAAGTTTTCTTGAGTCTGCTGCTGTTGCTGTTCTTGGGTTTTAAATAAGTTTTTAACTTTATTTACCAAGTCACTGGCAAATGACTCTTTAACTTCTTCGAATTCAAGTTTCGTTTCTTGAGCTGCAGTAAATAAATTTTCTGGACGTAATTTCTTCGCATTAAAAGGATTTTCAGTTGCTCCAGCGGCAAATGAGAGCATTTCAGTGCCAAGTGATGCAGGACTATCTGTAATCGCCAAACCAACTAAATAGGCTTGGCCAGTTTTTGCAAAATTTTCATCAACTTCGATAGATGTATAAATTTTTTGATTTTTTTGATTAAGAGCAATCAAATTTTCGTTTGGCTGGATCTGAACATACAAAGCATCTTTTTGCTCGCCATTAATTGTTACTTTCTCAGTTTTTACTGCGAGTACATCTCCATAAGCACAAAAAATGCTATCAGGTGAAAGCCCTTTAATGTGTTCTAAATTAATACGAGCACCATAGGTATCCAGACTATAAGTCTGAGCCATTTGGAGGATCCATTCAGGTTGAATTTCACGACCATCTGTAGTGTCACCAGCCACGGCAACTCGAAACCATTTCGATTTAAATTTTTTCGGCTGTGTTTTATCAGTCATTCTGCTGTACCTGTTGCAAGGTTTTTTCGGGCAATTTCAATAGGTGCAGAATGGGCAATATTAGTTATGTGTAGCAATTGAGCATGCTTGTATATAACTGACATACAAATTGCCATGACTGATAAAAGCTAACTTGCCTGCCATCGTTTGCGGATGAAATTAAATCAATCCGTAAAACATGAATGAATTATCACAATTAGCTAATCTAGAGCTGATTCTCGATAACAAATTAAAAGCCAAATTCCTCTTTTGGCTTGGCTGGAAAATTGTCGATATAGCTGAAGCGCTAGACGAAAATGAACGTACAGTTCAAGCTTGGAAAACCAGAGAAGAGTGGGATAAAACACGATCAGAAAGTCGTGTGGAAGAGGCTTTAACAGTTCGTTTAATGACGCTCACTCTTAAGAACAAAAAATCGAGTGGAGACTATAAAGAATTAAGCGAATTGTTTAAAAACTATAAAGAATTTGCCCGAATTGAACGCTATAAAGAAGGTGGTAATGAAGCGGATCTTAATCCAAACATTGCCAAGCGTAATGCAGCACCCAAGAAGAAAAAAGAGAATAATCAGTTTACCGAAGAACAAGTTGAACAACTTATTTCAGCTTTTGAAGATAGCTTATTTGACTATCAACGTGATTGGTATAAAGCAGGCAATCAACGTACTCGAGTAATTTTAAAAAGTCGTCAGATCGGTGCAACTTGGTACTTTGCTCGGGAAGCTTTGGTCGATGCCGTCAAAACTGGCCGTAATCAAATATTCCTATCTGCTTCAAAAGCTCAGGCTCATATCTTCAAAGAGTACATTAAAGGTTTTGCTTATGAGGCCTGCGGAGTTGAGTTGGTCGGAGATCCGATCGTACTGCCAGATAATAATCAAGCTTCATTGTCTTTCTTAGGTACAAACTATAGAACGGCCCAAGGTCACCACGGTAACTTTTATTTTGATGAGTTCTTCTGGACCTTTGGCTTCAATGAATTAAACAAAGTCGCGTCAGCAATGGCTTTGCATAAAAAATGGCGTAAAACCTATTTTTCAACGCCTTCGACGATGGCTCATGAAGCATATACATTCTGGACTGGAACACGTAATAACCGTGGTCGACCAAAAGATCAAAGACTAGATATCGATGTATCACATGATTCATTGAAAAATGGTCGTTTATGTGAAGACCGGATGTGGCGTCAAATCGTTACGATATTAGACGCTGAAAATGGCGGGTGTGATTTATTCGATATTGAAGAATTGCGATTCGAATATTCACCTGAAGAATTTGCAAACCTTTTGATGTGCCAATTTATTGATGATGGTGCATCTATTTTCCCATTAGCTATGCTTCAACCTTGTATGGTTGATTCATGGGAAGTTTGGGCCGATGACTTTAAACCATTCCATAGTCGACCTTATGGGAACAATCCAGTCTGGATTGGGTATGACCCAGCAGAAAGTGGTGATAGTGCTGGAATGGTTGTTGTAGCTCCCTCCCCTGTTCCTGGTGGAAAGTTCCGAGTACTTGAAAGAATCCAATTCCGTGGAATGGATTTTAAAAATCAGGCTGAGATGATCCGCCAAACAACACTACGTTATTACGTGACTTATATCGGCATCGATATAACAGGTATGGGTACTGGAGTATCTCAATTAGTTAAACAATTTTTCCCGAATGTTACCGAGTTCAGCTATTCACCAGAAGTCAAAACAAAGCTTGTACTTAAAACAATGGATGTAATTAGAAATGGCCGTCTGGAGTATGACGCAGGCTGGACTGATCTTTCTCAATCATTAATGAGTATTAAAAAAACCCTTACAGCAAGCCAGCGTCAAATGACTTTTACAGCTGGACGATCTGAAGAAATCGGACATGCGGATCTAGCCTGGTCTCTTATGCATGCAATTTATAACGAACCACTTGAAGGCCAAACACAAATGAATCAATCTTTCATGGAGATCTATTAATGAATCCCCTATCGACTGCAAAAAATTTAGTTAGTTTTGCCAGAAGCCAATTACCAGCTTTTCAAAGCAAAATAACCAAACAAGAATCAATGGCCTTTACTTTTGGTGATGCCGTTCCAGTACTCAATGGAAATGAACTATCGGATTACATGGAATCATGGTTCAATGGCCGATGGTATGAACCTCAGGTCAGTATGAGTGGTTTGGCCAAATCATATAAATCGACACCATATTTAAATAGCGGAATTATTTTTAAACGTAATTTTCTGGCTAATCTTTTTATTCCTCATGCAAAGCTAAATCGAAAAGCATTTGAACAAGTTGCATTGGATTATGTTTGGTGTGGAAATACTTACTTAGAAGAAATCAAATCACGACTCGGAAGTGTAATTCAGTACAAACCAGCTTTAGCAAAATATATGCGTCGTGGTGAATACTCTGATCAGTTCTTTTTGCTTTGTGATGACCATAAAGGCTATCAAGAATATGAATTTTATAATCGTGTTTGCCACATTCGAGAAACAGACATTGATCAGGAAATTTATGGAGCACCTGAATACATATCTGCTTTACAAAGCGCATGGCTCAATGAATCGGCGACATTATTCCGTCGTAAGTACTACAACAATGGATCTCATGCTGGGTTCATCTTATATGTGAATGATGCCGCACAGGATCCTAATGATATTACAGCTTTGCGTCAGGCTCTAAAGGATAGTAAAGGACCAGGGAACTTCCGTAATTTATTTTATTACGCACCTGGTGGGAAAAAAGATGGTATCCAGATCCTGCCTGTATCTGAAATTGCAGCAAAGGATGACTTCACCAATATTAAATCAATCACGCGTGACGATACCTTAGCGGCACTCCGCATACCTCCACAACTCATGGGTATTGTTCCAAATAATACTGGCGGTTTTGGATCAATTAAAGATGCAGCAGAAGTGTTTTATCAAAATGAAATTGTTCCTCTCCAGTCACGCATGCAGCAGCTTAATGAATGGGCTGGTGACGAGGTAATTCGATTTAAGCAATATAAGGTGAATGAGCTTTAATCTTGAATAAAATAATCCCCAAAAATCGGGGATTATTTTAATTCTCATGGACTCTCTGCCCTAAATAATACAATCCCAAAAAAGTTAAAAACATTAATTGTATTAATAAAAAATTAAAGAGCGTTAAACATAAAAAATAAATAAGAGAATAAATAAACTTAGTAGTTGGAAAAATATCTAATTTATATGTGTACATAAAAATTAGTATCAAAAAATACAGAATCAAACTTACAAATGATAAATATGAAAATAATCTTGAAAGAAATTCTCGCCTATTAAGTGGTTCATCTTTAGTATCAGGATTTCCATTTATATCAATAACATCCACTTTCTGGGTGGGGGGCACCCCATCCATATCCCTATCCATAGTAGGACTAGTCAATGTTGCTATTGCAGCCAGTGCGGCAATATAAAATCCGGGAATAGTTTGAAGAAATCCAGCTAATAAACCAGAAATATCCGATTTAAATATATTTACATGCTTATCAATTTGAGATGGAATGAATATATCCAATAACATTAAACCTATGCTGACAATAACAGATAGGATTAGTGGGATTGTAATATCACAAGTTCTTTTAGAAAAATATCCTTCGACTTCCCATTTAATCGCAAGGTAGTTCAAAGGTTTAAATACTAATTCAAGCATACCTCCTCCCATTGCAATCTATGATTTTAGATATTGGCTAGCATTCTATCACAGAGAGGGTGATTCAACGTTACAGTGTCGGTCATAGGCTGTCGCAGTTTTTCATCTAAATATTTCTTTTTAACTAAGGTGAACTCTTGATCATCTGAATCATATTCAGCAAAACGATTTGCACCATTTGTATCAGTAAAGTTAATTTTAAATACAGTCCCTTTTAAATCAGTATGTTGGCTAAGTAAATTATTGAAAGAATTTACTATAGAGTCCATTTTTTGCTTTACTGTTCTTGCACTACTTGGGACGATATCAGCTGCAACTTTTAAACTAATTTTGACAGCATCTTGCTGAAATTTACCTTGTTTATCAAATTGATTGTTAATTCTAGCAGGTCGATAGAAGTCGACATTCTTAATATTACCTTTTGCAAATGCCTCTATAATTTCTTCACTAAATTCAGATTGATATTCAAACTTTAAACGATAAGCTAATTTTTCAGGATTACCAGACTGATCTCTATTTTTAGGATGTTCGCCAACAAAAAAACTTTTAATTTTCTCATCACGTTTTGCATGATTAGTAAAATAATTTAGAGTATTAATGAAAATCCTAGCTGTGACACCTTTTTCATATTCTGCTGCAAATTGCGCTAAAGTTGGATTTTTCTTATCTACTTTAATTACGATATGAACACGCTTTTCTGCAGCTTCTGATTTATTTCTTTTAAGTAATCTTGGTTGATTTGTATTTAAATCTCTTACACAAGGATCGTCAGCCTCCGCATCTGCAACGATAAATACAAGTCTAACAACATAGTTAGTCTTATCAATTTCAATATTTGATAGAATTCCACAAAATTTTTCATTAAGAAAACGATAATGAAAATTCTCATAATTCCATTTTTTCAATTGTTCAAAATAATTCAATATATCAAATTTAACTTTAGGTACAGGTGCTTTATTAGAAATTGGATTAATATGAGCTGCCATGTGATGAAAAGTAACTAAAATATTCCCCGACAT